ATCTTCACGTTGAATGGGTTTTCTGGCTTGCTAGTTTTTATAATCAAAGAGGTGGTCAAAATAAGGCAGCAGCAAATGCTCGAGTTAACCGATTACCTGCTGGTGGTGGTGATGCAATATTAAATTTAATTAGAAGACTTGCAAATGCTCAACCTGGATCATTTGAAGAATTAGTTGCATTATTGATTCAAAATAAATTAATGGATTCTATTGTTGATGCAAATGGTACTCCTTTAAAGCCTACACGATCATTGTGGTCAACTGCTACTGATTTCCAATTTCATGACTTTAATAATATTATCGCTATTCCAAATAATTTACTCATTAATAATGCAAACAGCGTAGCAAATTTAAATCCAGCTACTCCTAATACTATTCATGAACGTGCCATCAATTTAGATGGCAGAATATTCCCAATAACAAAATTTAATTTAGCAGCAGCACCTCCTATAGGATTTGCTAATAATAATGGTATAGATGCATTCGAACTTTTACAAATGTCTCATGATATAAAAAAAATATTATTAACTAACATAACACCAGCACCAGGTGTAGTAGTAGATAGTGCTAACGGTTGTCAAATCGCTCAATACTTTACTTGGGAAAGATTAACACATAGTAATAATGCCGCCCAATTAATTCCAAATTCTAATGATAACGTATTTAAAAGCCCAAATGCACATACTTCTCTGGATAATTTATTTATTCCTTTAATTGCTTTTCTTAATACTCCTGCTCAGATGTTTGCTTCTACTCAGCCAGAATTGGATAAATTAATATCTGTTTTAAATAATCTAACAAGAAAAATAAGAAGAAATATTTTTGAAGCCAAAGAATTCGGATTTAACCAAGATGCATTTTTTCTTAAACTATTTCTTAATAATGCTGTTAAAAATGCAGTAGTACCTGTATCAAGTTGGTTCACTAGAAATACTACAAAAGGAGCTAGCAATCCACAAGAAACATATTATCGTAAAGCTACTAATGGAGAAATTTGGGAAAGGTTACCAAACGGAGGAGAAAGGTGTGTTGAAATAACAGACCCCCAAATACAACCAACAATCAAAAAATCCAATAAATGTTTCGGTTTAGGTGTTGTACAACAATCAACCTCAAATCCTTCATTAACTTGTGCTAATTACTTTAAAGAATGTATTAACGGAGGTGATTTAACAAACTGCAAGGCTTATTTATATGATAATAATTTTTGGCTAAATGCATCTAAAGAAGTACAAAGTATGATACCACACATGGCTTTCAGTACTTTAAAATCTTTTCAATTTGAAACATATAACGAATTTAGCAAATCACATAACAGATCCTTTAAAATGGTTCAAAATTGGCAACAATGGTTAGATGCATGCAAAAAAAGTGGTAAATTGACACCCGCTGATATAACAACAATTTCTGCTAATGTTAAACTACAAGAATATTTGAATGCACTAGTAGATAAAGTTAATAATAATCCTGCTATTCTTAATAAAGATTATTCTGATGAAAAACCATCTGATCTTAATGCAGCCTTTAAAGGTACATTATTAGCAAAAAGAGGATTAAATTTTGAAGTTGTACCTAAAAGTACATTTAGTTCACAAATAATTAACTTACAAAAAGCATTAAGTGATTCACGAAACAGAGCTGTAGTTAGTTTAGGACAAAATATCTTACCAGGAGTTAGATTAGTATTATCAGGTGGAGGAATGCCTGTTATTCAATTACAAGCTGATATTCTAGAAGGACAATATTTAACTCTTAAAAATAGACTCAAACAAAGTAATAAAGATCTAGCACCAGGTGATGATAAAAAAATTCAAGATTTAATTCAAGAACTTAAAGAAAAAGAAAGAAAACTAAACGAATTTATTGTTATGACAGATAGATATGCTGATTTATTACAAGTATTTGGACAAACTGATAAAGAAACAGTTCTTACTGTAGATCATTTAGAACAATTTACTCAAGCTCGTGATAATTACTTTAATAAAGTTTCTAAAAAACAAAACAGTTTAATGTCTATTATTCAAGCTATTTCAGATAAAGTTAGTGAAGTTGTCAACAAATCAGAAACTACTCCCAAAAAAACTGAACCATTAAATTAATTATTTATTAACATTTAATTTTAATAAATATTTAAAGATCGAATTTCTAAATCATGTATAATGGGCTTAGGACTTTTAATTTTAGTTTCGGTTGGAAAAGAAAATATATATTTATCAGCTCAACCTGAAATAACATTTTTCAAAATAGCATATAAACGTCATACTAATTATTCAATAGAACCAACACCCCAATATTTTAAAACAACACCTGATTTTGGTCGTAAATGTACAGTAAATATTGCTAAAAATGCTGATTTAATGGGACAAACTTATCTTTATGTTGAACTACCTGATATTATAAAAGAAAATTTTTCAAGTAATACAAATTCTCAGAAAAAATTTGCTTGGGTAGAAAAAATTGGTTTAGCATTAATTAATTATATTGAAATAGAAATTGGTGGAACAATTATTGATAGACATTATGGTGATTGGTTAAATATATGGAATGAAATGACAATTGGAATGGGACATAGAAAGTCTTATGATAAAATGATAGGTAATATAAAACTTTTAAATGAATATTCAGATAATAAACCAACCCATAATTTATATATACCTCTTTCTTTTTGGTTTTGTCAAGATACTGGTTTATGTTTACCATTAATAGCTTTATCTCATCATGATATTAAAATTCATGTAGATTTTAATAATTTTGAATCATGTTACAAGATATCACCAAGTCATTATATTAATGTAACAAATAATTTTTGTATATTAGAACAAGGCGAACAATTTTATCAAATATATCAAAATGAAAAAATTATAGGTGAATTTGTTTATTTTGATCAATTAAATCAAAAAATATATTTTAATCCAATAAAGGGTAAATTTAAAATACCAAATAATGATCAAGATATAAAATTAAAATTATTAGGAGAAAAAACTAAATTTGAACTTTTTATAAAATCAAATACGATAGTAGTAGAAGATGAAAATTATTTTAAATTCAATAAACCGTCAATTATTAAATCTTATTTATTAGTTAATTATATTTATTTAGATAATTTCGAAAGATATAATTTCTTGAATAATTCACACGAATATTTAATTCCAGTTGTTCAAACAATACCGGAACAAATTATATCTTCAATTAATTCAATTTATAAAATACCATTTATAAATCCAATTAAGTTTATAGCTTGGAGATCAATATTAAAATCAAATATAGAAGCTAAAAATTTTTTTAATTATAGTACTTATCCAAATACTAATAAAGACTATCTAATTATAAACAATTCATTGTTAATAAATTCAATAAAAAGAATGGAATTAGATTCAAATCAATATTATACAAATATACCAATTTATCAATCAAAAATAATGAATAAACAATTTGGTGTATATTATTATTCATTTGGTTTGAATCCAACCGAACTTCAACCATCTGGTACTATGAATTTTAGTAAAATAGATGATAGTTATTTGCAATTTAAAATGAATCCAATTGTTAATTATCAAAATCCTGTTGTGGTAAGATGTTACGGAATTCAATATAATTTATTTAGAGTATCTCATGGAATAGGTGGGTTGGGTTTTAATATCTAATCAATCCATGCTGTTGATGCCAAACCACTCATTATTCTTAATATATTATATTCTTTAACACACATATTTAAGTTATATGAACCATATTTTTTAAATGCTTCTTCGTTAGATTTTACTATTAGTTCAACATTACTAAAATGTGAAAAATTTAAATGACCTGAATTTTGATCTTCTAAAGGATATAATGAAAATGTATAAGAATAAAATCCAGTAGGTGCACTATTTTTAAACTTTTGGTAAGGAATTACATCGGTAAAATATCTATGATCTCTTTCAGCAAATAAATTAGTACCATCAACTTTAATAACCATTGATTCAACTGGTGATATTTCATTAACTATCTTTTTATTTGAATATAAATATTTTAAATACATTGTTAGACTATAATCTAATTTTCCTGCTAATTCTTGATTACCATTTAAATAATAATTAAACCACATATCAGTTATATAAAAAATTTGATAGAAATATAGGTATCTCAGTAATTCATAATTATATATGGACCATTTACTAAATTGATTAATTAATCTGTTAATATCATAATAAGGATATTCATTTATCTTTGCTGCTAGATCTGTTGGAGATAGTTTAAAATATAAATCTAAATTATAATTAATCCAGTCAATCCATTCAATTTCTAGATTATACTTTTTTTGTTCTTTTGATGTAAAAATTTTATAATTTTTAGGATCTTTTGGATTAATCCATTGATTATAATAATTTAGTGCTATTAAATATTCTGAATATCTTTTATCATAACTTATAACTTCCTCAGGATAATAAGATATATCTGGATGATTAACTGGTTTTGATATAAAATGAATATCTTTAATCAGTCCGCTTAATTTTATTGATTTGGTATCTGAAACTGGATTATTAATAAAATTAATTGGTGATTTAATAAATCTTTCTATCATATACTCATGACTTAATGATCCAAATAATTTTCTTTCAAGTGTGTCTAATAATATAAAATCTGTATTTAAATAAATTGTCATCTCTGGATTATCTTTAAAAATTTCAGTTCCATTATTTTTATATCTAAATTTAGCATTTTTTAAATCATTTGTAATAACATTATTAATATTATTTAATTTATATACTAATCTAATTTGAGTGTATGGTAATGCAATTATTGGAATAGATAATCCGGGCTTATTAGTAAACCAAAAAATTAAAGGAATATAACATTGCCATTTTTCTTCATTAATTTTACGAATTTTAGTAATAGCATTTGATTTTTTTCTTTTTTCTTCATTATAATATAAAAAATAATTTATCAAAAATACATCTTCATTTAATTCTTCCATTAATTGATCATTGAAATATATTCTAATATATTCAAACATTTTATGAACTGGTTTCCAATTAACATTTTCATAAGATATTATTTCTTCTGATTTAAATGAATATTTTTTTTGCATTTCTTCATTTTGTACAAATTTATTTTCATTAAAATTATTTGTTAATGTGTAAGGTAGGTATGATACTAAATAAAATTTGCTTGGTTTTTGTACTAAATCGGTAGTATAATAATAAGATTTTATATTATCTTTAACTAATAAAATTATTTCATTTGATTTAGTTTGTTCATAATAATCAACATAATTAAATGACGTTTGATAATCTTCTAGTTTGTAAATTTGTTTATCAACTAAATCAGATAATCTATATGTATAATTAATTTGATTTGATAACTCTAATTTTTCATCTACTGAAAATATTAAATTAATATATCCATCTGTATCAAAAAATCTATCAAATAATTTTCCATTAATTTGAATTCCGGATTTAAATAAGTAAATAACTTCATCGCAAATACCACCTTCATAATCACCTTTATAATTACTATTAGTAGCAGTTAATTTCTGATTAGATAAATCATAAGTTGTTATTTTGTACAAATAATTACCAAATTCTTTACCAGTTCCTGAATAGGGGAGAGTGTAAAATAAAACATTATTTTTATATTGATATGGATAATCTATAGTAACCTTAGCTTTTCTATTATTTACAGGCTTAGTTACTGGAACATTAGTTTCAACATAATATTGAAAAAAATTAGCATCACCATTAATTTCACCCCAATCCAAATTCCAATTAAATGATAATATTAAAGAATTTCCATTAGTAGTTTTATAAATAGTAGATTTATCAATTAGTTTTTCTTGACCTGGTGAACCAAACTTATAATAATATGGATTATTATATATAAATAAAAAATCATCAGTTATTACTATATCAACTGTTTGATCTACTAATTTTATATTAGAACTTTGAATTATCCATGAATTTTTTTGAATGAAATAAATATTATTTAAATAAGTTAAATCATAATTTTTTTTAACTGAAAATATTGTCTGTTTTGATTCTAAATTTTGTTTTATAAAAAATGATGTTTTATCAACTATATTTTTAGTTGGTTCCAATATTCCATTATTTATATCTATACCATCATAATCATCAAAATTAGTACTATCATTATTATACAAAAATATTTTAGTATTAGTTAAATTTGTGGTACCATATATAATTAATTCAAATCGATATAAATATTCATCATATAATTCAATTTTATTAATTTTATTAGTAATTTCTTGATCTATTTTTTTTACCTGTTTAATTTTATCCCAATTGTTTAAATTATAATGAATGATACTATTATAATCATCATTAGTAAAACTAAATATAATTTTTCCATCTCCATATGTATTAATTTTAATTGGTTTAATACTAATTTCTTTTGTTGTATTATATATTTCATATTCAAGTGGTACAATAATATTATCATTAACTGGTCTATTTTTTGAGTCTTTAATCGAAGGTTCTGTTTTAAAATCAATCATAATTTCTTTCTTATTTTCAATATATATTAGATTTACCATTGTTATAATATTAACGTCGTATTCTGTATCTTTAATATTTACTCCTTCGATATAATATCCATTAATATCATTTTGTAAAATATAAATATTAGATTTAGTCTTTACTACTGTTTTATTTTCTATGAAAATAAATTTTGTTGAATAAAAATATAGATATTGTTTATTAGTAATAATTTTAATGTATTTTATACCAATACTACTTCTTAATTCAAATGAATCATTGATACTAATCTCATTCAATAAATTCTTTTCATCATTAGTATATGGAACTAAAATATTAATTTTATTATCAGTATTATTAATCGATAAAATGGGTAAATTATAACTTCTATAGTAAATTTGATCAATTTGATTAATATCAATATTATCATTGAACTTAATTATATAACTATTTCCTAAAATTGTGGTTTCTTGTATTGTAAATTCATTATTTTGTTTAACAACTATAAAATCAGTTGATTTTATGTTATAACTAGAATAAAATGTTAACTGATCAGAATAAATTCCAGGATTAGTTATTGTTATATCTTCAGTAATTTTCTTACCATTTAGAAAATCTATTGAGTATGTTCGATTTGGAATAATTTCACTACCTTTAAAATTTATTATATATGGATATATTTCATTAGTTAATAACTTATATGTTGGTTTTAAATTAACAAAAATATTTGGATCATATTTACTTAAATTTGATATTATAAATTCTTTTAAATATGTAAAATTATTAAATATGTTATTAGAATAAATACCAGTAAGTCCAAATGTAATGTTATTATTATAATTAATACTTGATAATATATTATTTATGTAGTCAATATTGTATTTTAAATCCATTTTATCAGAAAATTCTTTATTAAGCTTATTTATATTATTATCATTATAATGGTTTTCCCATATTTTATTAATTATGAATTTTAGAGGATTATTATAAAAATATTCTACTGTATCATTAAAAGGTTTGTTAAAATAATTCATTAATTCAATTAACTGATTTCCTATTTCTACTAAATACCTACATAATTTATGAATAGATACTCCAAAATATCTAACATTAATATCATTATCTATTTTTTTATTAATCCAATTATTAATTTGAGTATTAATTTTATTATAAGAATCATTTGATCTATAAACTGTATTTTCTACTTGATCATATGTAAATTCATTTGTTATATAACTAGCTATTTCATTTTTGTATAATTCAACATTTAAGTCATCTTTAAATAAAATATTTTTACCATCAAATATTACATCAAATTTCATATTTAAAAACATATTGATATTATTTTTAACATCTAAAAAGAAAGATGGATTATATAACCAATTTGTTAAATTATTTAATATATATGGTTCAATTTCATTTTTCATTTTTAAGAAGTTTGTTTTAGATGTTGGATTTTTATTAATATTTTCGATAAATTTACATAATTTATCATATTCTTCAATAGTTAAATATTTAACAGTATTATTAGATGTAAATGTTACTTCCATACCGTTATAAGATATTTTACCTTGTATACAAAATATCGATAGATTATTTACTTTTATAATTGAATTTAATAAAGACCAATTTTTCCATGGTTTTAAATAATTAAATACAGATGGATCATCAATATAACTATTAGCTAATAATTTAATTTTCATTTGTTTGACATCAT